TCTTTGTACAGCAACGCTAGGGGAACCGCTTGCTAAGCTCTTTGGATCAACACCCAAGGTTTCAGCCATTCTCCTACCAATGTCTTCAATCTGAGCCTTGGTGTAGGTTGGGGATATTCTGTCCTGCACACGCATGTGAGCTAGCACGTTAGGCTCTTCCCAGTGCTTAGACTGAAAATCTTGCTTGGGGTTTTTGGCTAGCTCTCTAAGTTGATTTAACTCTTCCATCTCTTCTGGCAAGATGTTGCCAAAGTTACGACCAACTGATGAGCGTCTCTCTTTGGCTTCTAGCTCATACATGCGCTTCTGGTTCTTCTTAGCGTCAGAAGGTAAACGCATCAGTATTTCTCGGTAGTTCTCTCCACCCTCAGTCTTCCAGTCTATAAACCTTGTTCCGCCGCCTTCATCAATGATTTGCTCACGAGCAAGATCGAGGTATTTTTGCTCCTCGTTATACATCTTGTCCTCAAAAATGGAGTCGACATCATCCTCAGTCTCAAAGCGGTTGCGCCTAGTCATACCTGCTTCTTCGACCGCGTCATCGTGCATTAACTGCTCAGCAAGAGAGCGTATCTCTTTCTGGGTGGGTTCTCCAATTTGAGTCTCACGCAGTTGAGGAGGGGGAAATTCTTTCAGTTTAGCAAGGAACTCTTCCTTGGACATCTTAGGCATCTCAATGATGCGCTCTAGCTTGCGAGCTTGTATCTCTGCGGGTTTTACCCCTTTGATCTTGGAAAGCTCAGTGATGAACTCTTGACCAGTTCCTTTGTTGCGCTTGAGCGCATCAGCCGCCTTGTCTAGCGCAGAGTAGAACCCCTTGATCTTGCTCATAGTGGGCGCTCCTCGATGATTAGGTCGTCACCAGTGATCTCACCACCATCAGCCATCTTCTTGATAGCTCCGCCCTTCTTTTTACCGCCGTACTGCTTCATCAGTTCTTCAAACATCTTGACCTCATCAATGTGTTGCTGATCCACGATTTGGCGTGGGGTTGAAGTCTGGTAAACGCGGGTAAGGTCTTCTGGTCGGTAGATTTTTGGGCCTGTCTGCGTGACGTACTCATGCACATCAGGGAAGTCGACCTGAGCAGGAAGGTGTACTTGCGTGCGGGTGAGTCCAGTATTGGGTTTGTGCGGGATCACATGCGAGTAGGTTGGGTGCGCAGAAAGCAACAAGCTCTCGGGGTCGAAGCCGGGTTGCAACTCCATTTGCGAGAACCCAGTCGTCGTCACTGGCAGGTTGCGCAACTCAGGTTCTGTGATGGCGTGGTGAACAATCCTTCCGTCTGGTAACCCCAGAGGCTCGGTGAACGTGGGCTTTTGCATGATCGCGTTGAAGTGCTTGCGCAACTCAGGGTCAACAGCGAAGTGGAGGTAAGCGGAGTCCTTGTCTTGGATGCCGGGGAAGCTCGGACGAGCACCCGACTTCGGACTTCCCTTGCGGATCAAGTCATTGACCGCCTCAATTTGGCTAGGCGTCATCCTCGACAAGTCAATCGCTCGCAGGTTAGCGTCAGCAAAGTGCAAGGCGAAATCAGTCCCTAGCTTACCCATCTGCATGTATTGACCAAGGATAGGTGCTCCACCATACGCTTCAGAGATTTCGTTGATGCGCTTTTGCACGTTGGCGGCGATTGGGTTGTTGGATGCCCACGCCCCTTCCTTGCCAAGCCCATACAAAGCCCCGCCATGCTGTGGAGATGGGATGTCTAGGGTGTAGGGGCCTGCCTCGTGCAAGACCTGCTCTGCGACCGATGTGTCACCAGAGATTCCCATCTTGACCATACCCTTTTGTTTTTCAATGTCAGAGCGTGGGATTGCTTGGTGCTGTGCAGTTGGTCGGATGTCGTGGACTAACCCTTGCTCCATCTTCCATTGATCAAACGACTTACCAGCAGGGTTTATAGACTTGGCTGGGTTTGGTCTGTAGAAGTCACCACGAGTCGCCTCAGCCATCTCCTGAGCCAATGGGCGCAAGTCTTCTTTGGTTCTGGGCTTCGCTCTTGGTAACTTGGACGGTAGGGCAAGCTCATCGGATGAGCTAGTGACAACTTTGGCAAGCTTCTTTATCGCTCCACCAACTGCCTTGCTTTGCTCACGCTGTGCCTGCTCACGAGCCATACGATCCATCTCTTCACGGATTTGCTCGTTGGTCATTTGGAGTGGCTTAACCTCGCTGTAGGGTAGTCCTGCGGTTTCAGCCTTGTATTTGTTTTGAAGGTTGACTTTGGCTTGGAACTCAGGCTTCAATGCCTTCATGCGCTCGAGTGCCTCGATAGCCGCCTTGCTCAGCGCTCCACCACCAGCCATGTGCTGATCCATCACAGCCATGTGTTGGCAGTCGCAGTTGTCAGAGATGGATACCTTACCGCCCTTCTTCATGCCTTCTCCTTCGGGTGGCACATCTGTTCTATAGTCAGGATGCTCGTCATTGATCCAAGTTTTTCCCTTGCTGGCATCCCTATATGATCCAACTTGCGCTTGTTTCAATAAATTGGTTAGCTCTTCTGATGTCGCATACGAGGGGACATCCATTCCTTTCTGTGAAAGGCTTTTAGCTAAATCGCTTTCTGGATAAATACGAACCAAACCAGTATTGCCAAAGTCGCCAACGTCTTCCCATTTGCCACTGCGCACAAAGTCTTGCACATAGGGCAGGTACTGCTCCTTGGGGGCTTTGTTCTGCTTACCCTTGATTTGGGCAATAAAGTTTGTCTCTATTGGGTTATTCAAAGCCCAATCGTCTTTTGCTTTGGAAATAGCTTGTTTTATTTCCAAATCTCTTTCATCTCCCCATTTACTGAATCCAGCCGCATCAGCTTTTTGATTCCCAATTTTTTCACCTTCAATCCGAAGTTGCTGTTTAACATCTTCTGGAATTTGGTCGTGATAAGGATGCTCCTTTTTGGGTCGAACCTCTACAGTCACATGAGGCTCACCACGCATATCGCGCAGGCTGTAGATGCGTGAGCGACCTTCTATTACGTCAGGGCAGTAACCACCAACGCAGTGACCCATGGTGTCGCCTTCGTACTTGAGTGCTTCCTCAAGCCTTAGTCCGCCCCAATTCTTAAGAGCCTCATTCATGTCGTCACCAGCGGATACCTGCTTACCCTCAGAGTCAAGAATCTTTATGCCGCTGGAGTAGTCAGATTTGTACGGGACAGCCGTGTAACCTTCTGGCAACTCTTTGATCTCTGGCGTAGCCAACTCAACCCACTTGTATCCCTCTGGATACTCTTTGTGCAGTGGCATTCCCTCAGTGTTCTTGATGGCAGTTTCCTGCATCTTCTTAGCCTGCTCAGCGTTGAACTCAGCAGTACGCTGAATCGCTTGATCCATCGACAGCTTGTTAAGTTGCTCAGGACGGATACGACCAGCCGCTACATCTTGCCTGATGACATCGATGACGTGGTCAAACCCGAGGTCACCGATGTAGGCAGAGTAGACGTTGGTCTCAGGGTTGAGCTTGTCAATCCACTTGTTTTCACTGTAAGCGCCATAAAGACCGCTGTTGACATTGACTCTTGTTTGTAGATTCTCGTTGCGTAACGCATTCCACGTATCGCCTTCTCCAATAATCACCGCCTTCTGACTGGTTGGCAGGTTCTTAACAAGCGCGTCTAAGTCTTTATCTGAGAGTGACTCGCCTCTTTGCGCCAATGCTTCTATCAGGCGAGGGCGGAATGTTTCATTGATCTCATCATCTTTGTTGAGAAACGCACGCTCAGCATCTTGCGCTTTAGTCATCGCATCTTTTTGAGCTTGCACATCTCCAGCGCGGTTGACACCAACAGCCTCATCGGATAACTGCTCCCAGCGTCTAGCTAGGTCAGACTTGGCTTCACCCTCTGGAGAGAACCCTGCTTGTTTTCTTTTCCCTTTCAGTTCAGTAACTGCTTGAGTGTCAATGTCACCCCAAGGCTGTTGCTCTGGACTCAAGTGACTAGCATTTTGAGTTGCAAAGTCTTTGTCAAACTTGGCTTGCTCTTCTTGCTGTGCGGCTTGACGCATCAGGTTAGCTTGTCTACGTGAATCGGTCTCTGCCTCAGCCCTTGCACGAGTGCGCTCTGCGCGATTCATGTCCACTTGGAACTGAGCCTCAATCTCTTGCGAGCGTCTTTCAAGCATCAGGCGAACTGGATCGCTTGGCGTAGCCATTTGCTTCTTGACGTAGTTGCCAATGTTTTTAGTAACCCAATTGTTGAGCGCCTGATCACGCTCCAATCCCTGCAAATCTGACTTGGCGTTTTCTATTACTCTTGGAGAGTAACTGCCTGCATTTTCCATGCTGGCTAATTGTTCCTTTCGATGGGCAATCGCTTCTGTTTGATCCGCATTTGGCGTTAATCTTTTGAGATTGCTATCGACGTTGCCAACCGTAGCGCCACTCATGTTCCCACCCAGCCAGTTACCGCCTTCAGGCTTGACCACATTCATGGTCGCTGTTCTTGGAGCGAGGAAGGAGAGGGAGCCTTGGGCGAGAGGGCCTTGGTTGTACACCATGGCGTCATTGACCGCCTTACCTGCTCCTCTAGTCAGCGCGCCTGCTCCACGTCCTAAGCCATAGGACAGAGCCTTAGCCGCGGTTCCTGACATCGGGGTAGGCATGAACTCACCAAGCGCGCCGTACACCTCAGCAGTGTGCTTGCGTGATGGGGATGCGTTCTGCGGTACAGCAGAAGGAAGCATCTTGTTCATCTCTTCAGTCGTTGGCATGACGCGACGACCAAAGACGGATTGCATTGCGTCTGGAGCTACTGCGCGTCCAATCTCACTGATGTCCCCAGCAAGACCAGAAGTAGCGGCGACTGAGCCACGCAGTGCGCCTGCCATCATGTCGCCCATTGCTTGGGCTGGTTCTGCAAAGCTCTTGAGGTCAGAGACTACTCTATCAAGCGTGAGTTGGCGTTGAGCGCGAGGGTTAGGCATTCTGACCTCGGTTAGTTAGGTATGCCAATCATACAGACTCGAGCTTGTCAAGTCTATACAGCATATGGGTTTTCTCGTCTCTGTCTTCCACTGTCAACGTAGTCGTCCTCGTCATACGCTTCTGGTGGTTCGCCATCGATGTCGATCCAGCCTGAGTCCCTCAAGTACCTAAGAGCCTGCGTGGTCATGTCCACAAAGTCGTCGTGGCTCGTGTCAGGGAAGGCGCAAAGTTGGCTGAGCCACGGCTCGCACCAGTCTTTGACAAACTTGGGGCGTTCACTGCTCTCGGGTGCCCAGACTCGACCGCGAGCGAAGACGCTAGACACGACGTTCAAGCGTTGCATCTTGTCCGCCCGACCCGGGTTGTACGCCCTCACGGGCAGATGCGATCTCCCCAAGTCTTGGATCAACTGCGTCCCTGCGCTCTTGTCCTCCACCAGTATCAAGTCGACCCTCTTCCTGTCTTGCCCCTCGCCGTACACCACCTCGTACTCCTCCGCCACCTTTGGGCGCAGGTCAGGGTATTGCAGGCGGTCTTGCCAACAGTCGATGAGCATGACGGACATGGGGCCATCCAGCGGTTTGAACACACCCCACGTTCCCGCGGCGGTTGGATCGTTGACCGTCTTCTCACTCGTCGCACAGTCATAGCTCTGGAGGATGTACTCGAACTTGGGGAACGGTTTGCCGTTGGGCCACAACTTGATCATCTCGCGCTTGATGATGCCTGACTCCTCTGGGTCAATGATCTCCGCGTGAATCTCCTGCCTACCGATCTTGGTTCCCTCGTACTGAAGGATCTGCTTTTGGAAGGTTGTGGATAGGTTGGCAAGGTTGGCGTAGGTCGAGGCGGTAGTTACCGTCACGTCGTCACCATCCCTACCCACCAAGTCGACGATCAAGTCTTTAGGCTGTGGAGTAGTTGTGCATAAAATTTTGTTACCCAAGTCGGTCAGGGGTAGGCGGACGGAGAACATGATCTGATCCCACGCCTCGTCCAAGTAGTCCCACGCCGCTAGCTCATCGCACCACGCTCCGTGGAACTGAGGGCCTCGGAAGCGACTAGGTTCAGATGCTGGGATGCCCTTGAGTATCGAGCCATTGAGGAGCACCATCTCGTGGAGCGCCTTGTTGTAGTCGAGCACCAACTCCTTGGGGATGATGTTGACTAACCCTGAATCACCCTCAAAGCACGTACCACGCACGTCCGCAGAGGTAGGAGCCGACACCAACCATCGAGTGTTAGGGTATGACCACGCCCACCAACCTACCTGCTCCGCGGCGGTTCTAGTCTTACCCGCTCCACGACCTGCAAGCAGGAGCCATATTGTCCACCAGTTCCCTGTAGGTAGCGTCTGGTGCTTGTGCTGGGTAGCGTACCAACCCATACGCCATGTGAACGCTATCTGGGACGCTAAGGGCAGGGCAAGGAACTGCTTGCGGGTATCAGGGTGCTTGAGCGCCTCAAGCGTCTCTGAGACTACATCCTCATCCATTCTTGGCTTGTAACTTTAGTTCTACGTTCTTGAGCAGAGCGTCGAACATGGTCATGCCGAGTTTCTCTGGGTTATCTGGGTCGCCACCGATCTGCATCTTGTCACCGTACTTGCGGGGCTTGAGCTTCATAGCCGTCCACTTGCGCGCCTCTATGCGTTGCTTCTGCCAAGCAATGTAGGTAGGGTCTAGGGTAGTGCGCCCCTTCTCGTCGGTGTACTCAGGGGGCATTTCGTCAGCGATGGCGAGGATCTGGTCAGCGTTTGTGTCTGCCTGTTCCTCTCGTGCGCGTGCGTATATCTCCGAAAACTCTTCGTGCCTCAACAACCACATGTATACAGTCGACTGCACAGGCATGTGATCATCGTTCGTTATCTGTACCAGAGACTCTCCGTTACTTAGTCTTTCACATATGACTCTAGCTGTCTCTATGCTGTAGGTTGAAGGTTTACCTACCTTTTTCTTTTCCTTCTTTGGCGGCTCATATGTAAGTTCCGCGAAAGCTTCTACAAAAGGTGCTAGGTTCTCTACTGGTTTTGTCTTGGTCTTAGCCATAGTTCAACGATTCTTTCAGTTGATAGTTGGCATATTTTAATCTGGAGTTTCAATTTCTTTCAAGCGCTCAGAGAGTATCCTAAGTTCCTCCTCCATGTTCGTCAGGATCATTTGCAGGGACTTGATGGCGGTAGCCGTTAGCTCTGGGTTTCTTCTGATGTAGTCAGGACTCCATATCTCTTCAGTCATACTCTCCCCTTGCTCTGATTTCTTGTGCAATGTTATGCGCCTCCTCTATGTGAGGGCCTTCTAGATATCCAGCTTTTACCCAAAAATCAATTGCTCCATCTGCTACCAAAGCACACGCCTCACGCTCGGCTTTTACCGCCTCCTCGATCATGCGCATAACTAGCTCATGCTCAAATGTTGCTTTCATTTCATCCCCTTGACCATGGTTTGTATTACCTGCACTTGGGTGAGCTTTACCAAAGACACCAAGTCTTGGAATGAGACCTTGATCTCTTTCTCCCCATCCGCGGTGTCAGAGACCTTTATCCCCACCACCACAGCCATCTGGGCTACCTCATGGTCTGTTGCGAACTTAATCACTTCACACACTCCGTAGGGTAGACAGTCTTGAGCTTGTCCCCTTCCATGAACATGATGGGTGCCATAGCCTTTACTGTCCCACCCATTTCCTCACAGGTTTGGGAACATCCAGCCAAACATAAAGTAATTATTAAAAGATACTTCATGTGTTCTTCTCCTTGAGTTTGGCTTCAATGCCTCTGAAAAATTCACGCCAAAAACTATCGGTCGGGTCTGATGCTTCCATTTTTTCAGCGCAATCTGCAATCTCCTCATCCGTCAGCCCAACCCATGTGCGCTGTGGTGGGGTGGTGTAGAGGGCAATCGGCTTGTATGTGCTTGATGGCTTTTTCCACCGAAAATACTTGTGACCAACTGCGTTCTCACACAGGTAAGCCACAGGCTCCTGCTCTGGCTGTGCCATGCGATTGACCGCCTTGTCTACGCTGGACTGCATCTGCTTTTGCATACCATCAATGAACCCGCGCTCATAGTCACGCTCTGGCTGTGCCAAGGCTTCTTTGACTGCATCACGGGCTATCTGCCACTTCATCAGGCTTGTTCGGTCTTCCAACGCCTCAAGCGCCAGTTCTAATGCTTGTCTCATGTCTCCCCCTTTGTTGTATCTACCACCTCTACCCCTTGCATGGTCTGCATCAACACACTCAGTTGCGCTTTGTTGATCTTGTACCAAGGTCTAAGCCCACCAGCCCTGTGACCTGCGGAGTAGATTGTTTTAATTTGTTCTTTAAATTCTTCATTCCTGAAGATGTTGTCTTCCTCTTCCCACCACAACTCAAAGTCGTCATCTAAGTTCACCGCTTCATGCCTCGCACGTATGCGGCGAAGCTTGCAGGCGTATCCCCAAGCATCTTCTCGAACTCCAGCGCTACTTCCTCAAGCACTGTGTTGCGGTCAGGGATAGACCTCAAGTTCTCCACCAGATCACGCATCAAGTTCTGTGATCCGTCAGTTACCCCAGTTGATATTGCTTTTTGGTCTTCCTTGTAGCCCATTACTTATTCCTTAATGTTGGTCAGAAACAACGCCATCCCCATGCCAAACAACATGGAACCTAGCGTGGAGATCGATGCCTCCTTTACGTTCATCAGCATCACGCCCAGCAAAGCCATACCAATTCCTACCCCTAGTCTCTCTTTCGTGTTCATAGTTTTCCTTTCATTATTCGGCGATCCATCTGTCTGATAACTTCCTTGAACTGTTTGTTCTCAGCTTTCAGGGATTCAATACGAGCCTCTAGGGCGGTTAGTTTTGCCCTACACAACTCTACCCCTACAGAAACGCAATTAGGCGCTTCCTGAGCCGTTTTGGTGGGTTTCTGGGGCATTTCTGACGTCCTGAACTGGGTGGGCGGTGTTTTTGCCCTTCAAATGGGCAAGTAAGTCACCCAAAAATACGTGGTGGTGCTTGGCATACCTCTCAATCTCGTGGACGATAAAGTCGCACCCAGACTCGAAGCCTCTGATGTAGTCTTTGTTGAGGTATGCATCCATCATGGTCTCCAGACGTTTATGTCAAGGATCAATGCAAGGATAGCAATTGCCATCATTGCACACCAGCAAATCTGAAATCCAGTTAGTTCTTCTGTTTTCATATTTCCTCCACAGTTATGCGGTACTGTTTGCCAAAGCGGTCTTCGACCTCAATGGTTTTCTTAGTGGACTTGAAGGAGCCATCCTCTGTCAAGTCATATTTTGGCTTGCTTACGCTCGAGAGCAGGCGCTCATCGTCGTTGGCTTTGAGGTTCCCAACGATCAAGCCTGCGATGTAGTCGCAGTAGGCGATGATGCCCTTAGTCTTAAAAGCTGGGTGGCTGAAAAAGGTTTGGACAATCTCGTCCATGGTTTGAAAGTGGTTCATGTTGGCTCCTGTTAATAATCTTGACCAGCACGGGCTGGTTGTGCACCCAAGAACTGGGGGTTAAATGGAGCGTCATGTTTCCATGTCATCTCCTTTTGCATTTGTTCCCACTCTTTTACAGTGATCATTTTTACTGCCACTTCATCCCAACGGCTGAAGTGATTGAATGCGTCAGCGGCTTGCTTGATAGTCATTGGCAGAGTTGGCTTCCACATTTTTAGTGCGCCAACATAAGTGTCCATGCGGATCACAATCCATTCTTTACGAGCGTTGGGTCTGGAGCCTCTATTGCCCTTGCGCCTTACTACTGTTCCGTCTGTTGTTGAGTGCGCCATGGTGATGCTCCTTAAGCCACTGGGGTTACGGTGATACGAGCAGAAGATTCCTTGCGGAACTGGTCGAGTTGCGCCTCAGTGATACCGAAGTGCTTGCACAGCGCGTCATAGTCGACAGAACCTTTGACGTTAGCCATCACCACTGTGACGCCATACTTCTCACCACGGTGAGGAACTTGTTTGCCGTCGGCATCCTTAGATGTCTCGCCAAATGTGTTTGCGATGTTGTCTTTTAACTGCTTGACTTGAGCAGTTAAAGATTTTTGTTGGCGATCCAAAACCATCAATGTATCGATGTCGCTGTTGAGTGACTCGACTGTTGCGAGAGCTTGGATAGTTGCTTGTACATCTGTCATATATTTCCTTTAGGTTATCGTTCCCGCGAATCGTTGCGGTAGAGAAATTATAAGAGAAAATTTAAACATTCAACATCGTCAACAACTATTTTTCTAAGGAAAACCCTAATACATCACCCTCATTTGAATACCTATGTTTTCATTTCTCTGCCATGATGTAGTCGATGACGTTTTCCACCGTCTTGTTGAGGGCATCGATCTCATCCATCTTTGCAATAGCCCATGCGCGCTTCTCACCATGCCAACCCATCTTGCTTCCTTGATGGCAGGACTTACAGAGAGCTACCACTGTGTACTGCCTGTGTTGCTTGACGTGGTGCGCGTCGCTTGGGCCTTGCTGTCCGCAGACGGAGCAGGGCAGGAGCTTGACCAGCCCTACGTAGGAGCGCTCCTTTGCTGTGAGTGTGTTGTTCATTTGTACCTTGTTCCAAATGCGTCGCTAATCTTCCACCATGTATCAATGAAGAATTTCATTTCTGCCTTGGTGCATCCAGCTTTGTAGAAGACGTCGAGGAGAGGCCAGATGTCATCTACGTTTAAGGTTTTTATTCTTTGATTGCGTCTCATAGTGTGGCTCCTTCAATGCGCCTGTTGCTGGCTTCCTGAGAGCGCCATACGTTGATGCGCTCCTGCGCGGCGATCATCATCCAGCGCGCCTCCTCTCGCTTCTGTACCGCCTCACACAGCGCCCCTAAATGCTCCTTGTACTTAGGTGAGGCGTAGGCTTCGCGCTCCTGCATCGCCGCGGTCTTGTGCCCAATCATCTCCGCCTCCTTCATGCACTCAGCCTTGATGGTCTTGCGCAACTCCTCCATGTAAACCTTGTGGCTCTCAGCTTGGGCGTACAGCCTCGAGTTGTCAATCAAGTAGTCAACGGCTTCTTGTGGGTCGTAATCTTTCATATCGCCTCCACTCGTCCGTCACGGTAAAACAACATGT